ATCGCCGCAATATGTCCCGCGCTGTATTACATCGGCGCTATGCTGTTGGGATGGAAACCCAACACAACAGCGGAGGGACCGAAGCCCGGATCCTGACCGCGACTATTGAGTTAGGCAACGACGCTTGCCTCAACTTTCACGACGCCGTGCGCGTGCTAGGCGACGCATGTCGGAACCTGCAACGACGCGCACCCCGCGACGAATGGCAGGCGATTGACCGGTACGCGATTGCTACCGGCCCGCACACGTTCGTCGTTCGCGATGACAACGGGAACCGTGTCGGTGCGATCACCTGCAAAATCGAGGAGGGCGACGATGCGTAGCCTCACCCTGTTTACTAACGCCGTGGTCGACATGGTCGACGTGCTGTGCGATACCGGCGTCGCGAACGTCGCCGAACTCCATGGCTACGAAGACGCGAACGCGTACGTTGAACCGTTGTTCGCGCATGTCCAGGACGTGCTGTGGGATGACGACGACCCCGATACGGCACGCGACGCGGCCATCGCCGTGGCCAACGCGGCGCAGATTCTCGCCGACCTAGTCACGGCCGAAACGCGTGAAAGGGCGACTCGATGAGCGAACAACCAGAACTGAAACCAGTGTTGCAGCAGCTGTTGAAAACGGTCGAAACCGTGGCGACGGAGATCGTCGCGCAGAACGTGACCGGCTGGGATCAGCTGACAATGAACCCACGCGCCGACATGGCTTGCGCTGTGCTCGCCGACCATGTCACCGAACTGCTGACCCCAGTCAGCAGCTACGACCATGCGATCGATGACGCGCACATCGTCGCACTTGCCGCGCAAGTGCTCGCCGATTGTGTCGTCGCCGAAAATGGAGGGACTCAATGAGCGCACCAAACGACCACGGACACGCCCGGCCCAACGAGGCAGGGCTTTGGCACAACGCGTCGATCGAATGGGTGTGGGGCGTTCGTGACCTGTTGGACATTTGGAACGACGACCCCGGCCGAACCATGTCGGCGAGTTTCGAATCCACCGGCGGCCGTTGCATGGCAATAGAAGTCAGAGCACACCGGTTCGCCGAATGGGATGAAGAGCCCGTGATTTCGATTACCGGCGCGACCGGCGCATACCAGGAAGACGATTTCGACCTAATCGCCGGCGAGGATCCGCACGTGTTCAATGTTGGATTGTGGGCGACGTGGTACGACGAAGCATGGCCCGAAGCGCACATCGGGGCCGGACTCGATTTCATTAACCACCCAATGAACGGCCGCGTTGTGGTCGGCGCGCACAATTTGCACCGGGTCACGTTGCAGCTGTTCGCGCTGTTGAATGAGTACGGCGTTTATGAATTCAACAGCGACGCGAAAACGTGTGGCACCTGTGGGAACGTGATCGCATGACCGGAGTCGTGGCAGCGTTCTGGGTAGGTGTGCTGTTGGTCGCCGTCGCGCCGACCCGGGCCGAAATCGAGTCGTGGCGAAACCGTAGGAAGTAGCGCGCAAGCCTGCCGGCCGTCAGTGGCCGGCAGGTTTCGCGGTGTTGCCTACGCAGCATCGAAACCCAACAAAGAGAGGAAAACTACCGTGGACATTTATTGCCCGCGTTGCGCCGAACCGTTCGACACTGAATCCCTGTGGGATGCAGTGGAAGACGGCGCGGCCCAGGACTACGACGACGCACGTCGCCGTTTCATGTCAGAGGGGTGCGGGTCATTGTTCAATGGCCGACCCTGCCAGAAAACAAACCACCCACGCGCACACCTTGCCGCCGAATTGTCGTCGCTGTTCGGCGATGACATCGACGCAATCGCGAGCATGCACGCCGATGCTGAGTTCATCGGTTGGGAGCGAATCGAGTCGGGCGCGATCATCACACCGGACGGCGTGACCGACGTTGCCGGGGGCGATGACCGATGACTGCCGTTAACATTTCACAGCCGCCCGAACGGTTCACAACGGCGCGACTCGATGCGGTCGACATCGCCGAAGCCCGTGAATTGTGGTCCCATTTGCGAACGGCGCACGGATTCGCACCGGGCTACGCGCCACCATTGACGCAACCCGGGGAAGTGAACGCGAAGCTTCGCAAGAACGGAACGACTCCAACGGTAGGGCTGACCATCGCGCCGCACCGGCTCGCGGGTGTCGGGAACGGTTGCAGCATGTCGACCATCGATTGTCGGAACCTGTGCCTTTTCGGAGCCGGAAAAGGTGGACTCGCAAAAGTGTACGCAGCCAGGATTGCGCGCGCCGTCATGCTCGCAACGTATCCCATTGAGTCGCGTGCCTTGATCCGTTCGGAGCTCTTGCGCGAATTGAACCGACACGGTCGCCGACACGTCGCGTTCCGGCCCAATGTCACAAGTGACCTGCCATGGCATCGCGAACCGTGGCTCGCAGACATGCCGGCCCGACTTGTCAGGTATGGGTACACGAAGCACCGCGACTATTTGGCCGACGAACCCAATCGGTTCGATTTCACGTTCAGCGTTTCCGAACGTGAACGGTCGCTTTCCGACGCGTTGCCCGTACTCGATGCCGGAACGCGCATCGCCGTCGTCGTTCCAACCGACGAACAATTGCCAAAGACGGTCGACGGTTGGCCCGTCATCGATGGAGACGCAACCGATGCACGTTGGCGCGACAGTGTCGGAATCGTCACGCTTCGGGCCAAAGGCAAAGCGCGCAACGTGCCACCCGCGGTCGATCGATTCGTCAAACCGTTCGCGGAGTGGGTCGCCGCGTGATCCTGACCGCGTCGACAAACGTCGACCCGGTCGCCGCGTTGCTGCTGTTGGCTATCGTCGGCGGTTGGTGGGCGCGATGGTGACCTAGCGAAAATCGAGTCCCCCAGGAAACGCGCCGGCCGTCATGGTCGGCGCGTTTCCGCGTTCCGAAACTAGTCAGAGCTTTAACGATCAGACTCGAGATGATCCCAGGTTTGACGAGCTTCGGTCGCCGGCGACGGCCGCACGCCCTGGTTGTCACTATCGCTGTACCTCTTTCGCTTTACCTCTATTGCCTTGCAGTGTGGGTGTAGTGGGGTTACGGTGAGGGGCGACCAAGGGGGATGTGTGTGAGTACACGCGATCTGGGGCATTTGATTGTGGATGCTGTTGCTCAGCAGGTGCAGTTGCCCGTTGATGAGATTATGTCGGCGCGTACACCTCGAGCTTTGCAGGCTCGCAGGATTGCGTATCATGCGATGCGTGAGCGGGAGATGACGTATCCCGAGATCGGCGGTGTGTTCGGTCGGGATCACAGCACGATCATTGAGGCGTGTAAGAACGCTACCGACAAAGAGCTTGAGTTGTCGCATCAGGTCAGTTCGGCTGTGAAGGGCGACGTGTATTTCTTGCGGTTGACGACGACGCCGGCGGGGAGTGTGGAGGTTGCGGTTACGGACCCTCACAACGGTCAGCGCATGGTGCTCGAGGCTGCGCTGGCCGAGGAGTTGTTGCGGGCAGTGTTTCGTACGGAGATGCGCGTCGTCGGTTTGCAATGAGTTGGCGGGAGCGCACGGCTTGTCGCGATGTTGACACTGCGGTGTTCTTCGATCACACCGACAGGGGTGTTGAGGCTGCGAAAAAGGTGTGTGCGCGCTGCGAGGTGCGTGAGGAGTGTTTGGATGCTCGGTTGGCCGAGTTGGATCCGAACGATCTTGACTACGGCGTGTGGGGCGGGATGACGCCGGCTGAGCGGTCGCGTGAGGCGTACGAGCGGCGAAAACTCCAAGGGTAGTTGCGTGTGTCATACACTGTGTGTAGTGTGTGACATACAGAAGCGACGACCGGGAGGTCACCATGGCAATGTTCATCCACACATCGAGGGCAGGGGACACGATCTTCTGCACGCTGGACGTTGAGCCGAAGACCGGCACAGCGATCTCCACGACGATGCGTATGACCCTTGAGGACGCACGTCAACTCACAGGACAGCTTGAGAAGCACATCCTGGATCACGCCATTGAGAACGATCCGCATGAGCAGGCGGCGTTGATGGACGAGCACTTCGAGCAGCAGCTCGAGAACCACGAACTGTTCTTCGCCGACGAACCCTTCTGATGGGTTTCGTCGTTGCTGCTGCGGGCGGTGCCGTTGTTGGGTTCGGCATCGCCCGCAGCCTCTGGTACGAGCGTTGGGTGAGGGATCGTCGCGACCGTGCGGCGATTGCTCAGGCCAGGCGCATCAATTCTCATTTCACACAACCAAGGAGGGTCCACCATGTTGGACGTAAAGAAAGAGTGGATGGACAACCAGATCCGTCTGCGTGACGAAGCAGGGCCGAAGCCCACTGCTTTCAATACCCCGTTCCGTGTGTCGGACTCGGGTGCCTGCATCCGCAAGCGCACGCTGAGCGCGTTTGACGCGATGGAGTCGGACGAGTTCTCGTCGCAGACGTACATGGCGTTCGAGATCGGCAACGCCGTCCACAAGTCCATTCAGGATGCGTTGGATTGCGACGGCAACGGCTGGTACTTCGAGGCTGAGGTGCCGATTGATCTGACCGAGGTCAGCAAGAAGGTCGGGCACGGCATCGAAGAGTTCGGCCTGTCCGGTCACTGCGACGGCATCATCACGCAGAACGGCTCTGGCATCCAGACGATCGTTGAGATCAAGACGGTGAGCGGGTACGCAGCGAAGCTGGCGTGGCCGTACCCCGGCAACGACGCAGGCCCGAAGCGTGAGCATGTCGCCCAGGCGACCCTGTATGCGCTCGGTGTTGAGGCCGAGTCGATCATGCTCGTGTACGTTGCCAAGGAAGGCGACTACCGGTCGGGCATCAAGGCTGGCGACATCATGCAGTGGGACTTCCATCTGCACGAGACGACCGACTACTGGAACGGCCAGACGCCGTACGACATCGCGATGAACGAACTGCGTCACTTCCAGTACGCAAGCCGTTTCTTCTCGAAGGGTGAGGTTGCGCCGGCGTTCGTGCCGAACGATGACGGCGAGCTGGTGCTGGTGCATGACCGTCCCGAGTACATGCAGAAGGGCGGCAAGCCTTGGAACTGTGCGTACTGCAACTACAACACGATGTGTCGCAGCCTGTCGGAGGACGAGGTGCCGGTCGACATGATCGAATTGTCGAAGCGTGCAGCGGCCTGAGTCGGCGGCGCACGGCTGGATGCGGGCCGTCGAGGACAACGACCGCATCGAAGACGAGATCGATCGACGCATCGAACTCATTTGGAATACGGAAGACATCATCGGGCAAGCGCTTGTGCTGCTGACGAACGAAGGTGTTTGCGATCACCTGCTGGACGACGTGGTCCGGCAGTTGGCAGAGAACAGGGTCGAACGCGACCTCGAGGAAAGGAATCCATGACCACGCAACTACAGAGCCTCGCAAAGAGGATCCCGAAGTCGTACATCAAGACGAAGCCAGGCGGGTTCGCAGCGGACTACTGCTCGCACGCCGACGTGCAGCAGATGCTGATCGCGAAGCTCGGTGTGCCACCGTCGCAGGAAGTGACCCAGATCATCAGGTCAGCAGACGGGCAGGCCCAGGGCGTGGTGCTTCGTATGGTGTTCAACATCGACGGGCAAACCGTCGTGATCGATGAAGTCGGAGAATGCGAACGGCCCGGTCAGAACGAGGGGCTGAACGTGAAGAACGCCGTATCGGATGCGGTTAAGCGGTGCGCTATGCGTATCGGGCTGGGCCTCGAACTGTGGTGCCAGGAAACCTATGTGCTCGACAAGGCACTCGCCACCAAGGAGGGCGACGACAATGAATGATGGACGTGGATTCGTGATGGGCAACCTCGTACGCGACTGGGAACGTAAAGAGGTCAACGTCAAAGGCACCAACAAGATCCTGTGGAAGAACTGTGTGGCACACCAGCCGCACAAGAACGACGACACCGTGTTCGTGGAGATCACGATCTGGCCGTTCGAGCAGGACGACACGCTCGGCCGCACCGTGGCTGACGCTATTGAGAAGGGTAAGCCGGTCGCTGCGTACGGTCAGATGTCGCAGCGCGAGTACGACGGCAAGGACGGCACCAGGAAGCAGCAATGGCAGATGAACGTC